AGTTCCGGCGTGTTGCCGAAATAGCGTTCGCCCCGGGGCGTTTGGGTGGACGGCAAGAACTGGCCGAAGTGAATCTCCCCTTTGCCCAAAGTGTAGTTGTTGCTCATGGCTTGTACTCCTGTTGAATTGTCGACAAAACGTTGAAGCCCCGGTCAAAGGTAGGGGTCTGACAGATTTTCTACCATTCCGAGGGTAATTCTCAACCAGAAATACGCTTTTCCAGAAATATCATCGGGCGGGCGTACCACTCCGGGCGAGATTTTTAGTTCGTGTACCCGACCGCCCATTCCGAGGATGTTGTGCTGTCGTTCACGCGGACGTTCGGCGGCGAGACGCTTTTTCACGTCGGCCATGAGAATGTGGGCAGGGTCGGTCGGGTTCTGCGGATCGTCCTCGACGAAGCCCTGGATCAGCAGAACCCAAGGCCCGTTGGACGTTCCCGAGGCAGCCGGCATGCTCACGGTTCCCGGTTGCTCCTGCTCGATGGCTTCCAGGATGCACACCATCGGAATCGGGTCGTCCTCGCCAAATGATGTTCGGCCACGGAAGACCTTTCCAGACAGATCGTGGGCGTACCCGTTTGCCAGGGTGATCTCTTCAAACGCAGCCGTCAGGGCTTTCAGAACTCGGAGGCGGAAAGGATCGCTCACAGGTCTAGCTCCATCAATCGCAAAAACTCATTTTCCAGATAACCGGCCACGTCGTCTACCCGATCTTCGGCGACCATTCGCATCGCCTGATTCACTGACGGGCCGTAGAGCAGGTACAAGTCGCCCTCGAATCGGCGAACGAACTTCTTGTTCTTCCACGCCTCACCGGGCTTCAGGCGCATCGCCAAGCCACGATTGCCGTTTGCCAGGTTGATGACGAACGCCCGCGCCATTGGCTTCGACGCCCCGGCAGCCACCTGGACGATAGCCGCCCGCCCCCGCTTCGGCGAGTTGGTCAGGAACCGGGCAAGCGAGGTTGGACGATCCCGGCCGGCAATGACGCCTTCGAAGTCGCTGTTCGTCGCCCGCTTGACCACCTTCATTCGTTGCGCGAGGTAGGGCTGTGTGAAATTCAGATGCGACCGGATGTCCGACGACAACCGGGTTCTCGCCTTGTCGACCGCCGCATTGACCGCGATCTTCAGGCTCCGGGAAGTCTTGGCGTCGAGTTCCCGCAAGTCCCCGAGATCAGACAGCCCTTCGATGGCGATGAGGTAGGGCGTCATAGCGTCATCACCAGTTTGCTGTCGAGAATCTTGACCAGCTTGCCGCTGTTGATGTCGATCCGTAAGCCTCCCGCCTCGACAGCCTCCAGTTCTCCGACAAACTCTTCACCCGTTGGCCCGTAGAGAACACCCGTGCGAACGTCGACGACCAACGGATACTGCTGCCAGGTCTTGATCGCCGCTTGGCTCGCCTGCTGTCGACTGATCGAGTCTGCGCCCCGGACACCAAACGTTTGAGAGATCACCCCGGAAGTCGCCGCGTTGCTCTGTTGCGAGCCTGCGAAGGTCAGGTGAGTCGTGTTGTCCTGGAATATCTCCGCCCCGCTCGCCAGGTTGCCTTGCTGACTGTTAGCGAACCTGACGGCATGCGTCACCTTGATCGCTGCGGACGTGCAGACATTGGCCTGCGACACACTGGGACCGTCGACCTTGTGGGTCTGCTTTACCGCCCCTGTCGCCGCTTGTCCTGATTGATGGCTCGAACTCGCTGAAATGTAGTTCGTCTGATCTTGCGCGACATCGCCGGTCGATCCGAAGTTGTGCTGCTGGCTGCTGGCGACAGCGATCTTGTGCGTCTGCCGGATAGCCCCGGTCGACGATTGCTGCGCCTGCTGACTGTTGCTTACACCAACCTTACGGGTCTGCTGGATTGCGGCAGGGGACGCATGATCCGCCTGCTGGCTGCTGGCGACAGCGATCTTGTGCGTCTGCCGGATAGCCCCGGTCGACGATTGCTGCGCCTGCTGACTGTTGCTTACACCAACCTTACGGGTCTGCTGGATTGCGGCAGGGGACGCATGATCCGCCTGCTGGCTGCTGGCGACAGCGATCTTGTGCGTCTGCCGGATAGCCCCGGTCGACGATTGCTGCGCCTGCTGACTGTTGCTTACACCAACCTTACGGGTCTGCTGGATTGCGGCAGGGGACGACCAGTTCGCTTGGTTGGAGGTCGAAGCTGCAACCTTGTGGGTCTGCTTAACCGTCGACGTGGACGCCTGATTTCCGGCAACGGCATAGGCGCCGAATAGCAAATGTGTCTGCTTGACCGCCGCCGTCGCCGCCTGATCGGCCTGCTGACTGCTGGCCCCCGAAATGAACGTATAGGACTGCTGGCTGATCGCCCCGGTAGCTGCATGGTTGCCCTGCTGACTGTTGCTCGCCGCGACCTTGTGCGTCTGCTTGATGGCCCCGGTCGACGCCTGATTGGCCTGCTGGCAGTTACTTACGCCGACCTTGTGCGTCTGCTTGATTGCAGCCGTTGATGATTGGTCGGCCTGTTGCGAAGAAGACGCCGCGACTTTGTGGGTCTGTTTGACGAGGCCAGACGCGGACTGTTCCGCCTGCTGACTGTTGCTCGCCGCGACCTTGTGCGTCTGCTTGATGGCCCCGGTCGACGCCTGATTGGCCTGCTGGCTGTTCGACGCAGTGACGTTTACCGTGCCGCCGCTAGTAGCTGCCGGAACTTGGAATTGCGCCCAATGGACACGAACTTCGACCAGTTGGACGCCGATTTGATCCGCGTCAAACCACCCTTCCGGGGTGGAGGTTTCGTCAAACCACCCGGAAGGTACTGAAGTCTGGTCGAAGGTGCCTTTCGGGTAGATCATCGCTTACCAGCAATAGACCGTGCAGTATCCACCGCCACCTGTTCCGCCTGCACCGCCGAGGCCAGGATTCATGCCGACGCCACCGCCACCGCCACCGCCGCCGCCTTGCCCACCATTGCCACCTGCGCCGCCTGCCGTGGATGCCGTGACCGTAGTGCCGCCACCGCCGCCGCCCGAGCCGCTGACAGCCGAATTTGCATCCGCGCCGTTGCCGCCTGCGCCGGGAGCCGAACCGCCCGCGCCGACCGCGCCACCGCCACCGGCCGCATACCGTCCGGACGATCCACCATCACCACCAGCGACGATAGCCGGGGTTGCCGAGTGCGATCCGCCTGCACCGCCGCCACCACCTCCCCGGAGAGACGATCCACCGTGGCTGCTGGCAACCGGAGTGGCCGCGATGCCCGCGCCCGCAGCACCGCCGAATTCAGCATTGCCCGTGGTCGACACCGCTACCGTTCCGGTTACACCTTGACTGCCGGCACCGTTGGATGCAGCGGTCGGCAACCCGCCCGTACCACCTGACGTGCTGCCATTGCCACCTGCGCCACCGCCGCCGCCGCCGCCGCCACCGCCTGTAACTACTGCCGAGATCGCGCCACCGGCACCGCCACCGCCACCATAGGCGGTCCTGTAGGTTCCGAAAGTCGAGTTGCCTCCGACGCCACCGTTACCGCCCGCCGCGCCAGCCGCGCCAGGTACGCCGGGAGTTCCACCTGTACCGATGCCGACTGAAACGGTAGATGGTAGATCGGCAGCCGCGAAGACGCCACGCGCCCAAGCACCACCGCCGCCACCGCCACCGCCCTTGGCGACAACCGCAGTTGCCAGGGAAGCGCCTGCACCGCCGCCACCACCCGCGCCGACCAACTCCACGATAACGACCTTGGGCACGAACGACGTAGGTTTCATCCAGGTTCCGCCAACTGTGAAAGTCTGGATGTCGGGTTGCGGGTTGCTGTTTCCGAGAACCGGAACGCCGGCAGCGTTGAGTTTCGACCAACCGGCGCCATCGGTATAGACCATCGACTCGCCCGGCCCGAGCAGGAATTGCACTAGCTCACTGGTCGTCGTCCCATCGTAGTGCTGCAGCCTGCATGGCACTGGAATGGTCGCGTGGTTGTTGTGCCAACTGGCCGTCTTGACGTTTCGCGAAACCCCGGCTGTACCGCTGCCGGCCAGTTGGTCTGTCGTCGTGGCAGTCAGGATGCTCGCAAAGTTGATCGGCGTTTCGCTGATCGCCCCGGTAGCCAGCACCTTGTCGACGTAGTCGTAATGCGATTCAATATCGCCTGCGGCCTCGGTTACAAGCTGGAATTTATGAGTCGATGCGGTAAGCAAAAGCATGATTGCTCCTTATGCGACGGCTTCGAATTGTAGCCTGAGCGCAGTATAGTCGGTTATCGAATCCGCCTCTGCTCCAGATAGCGTTGGCGTGTATTCGGTTGGTGTGGCTCCGGGGTAATACGTCCACGTGGCAATGGTCGTCGTGCCTTGGCGCAGCCGGATCGTGACCCCCCCGCCGCCAGGGGCAGACAGCACCAGCGTGGGCAGGTGGCCGGTCGAGACGGCGGGATCGCTCAGATCAGTGAGATCGACTTCGCACAGCGCGCCGACGGCGGTGGCAGAAATATAGGTGCCATCGTCGCGTATCGTCTCGCCGATCATCGGGTAGAGCGTGGCGCCGGAAGATGGAACCCAGCCGGTGTTTGACAGATCGGCGACCGGGCGAGCGACCTGGACGGTGGCGATGGCGGGCAGGAAGTTGCGCCGGCCCTTGAAAATCTGCCACGGGTTGGACGAAATGGCAGCCACTTCGGCCGCCGAAAGCACGCGATTGAAAACCAGCGACAGAAGGATCGAACCTGCAAACGGCGACACGTAGCCGGTTCCCGATCCGCCGTTGTAACAACCCTCAACTACATCGGTCAGCCCTGCCGGATTACGGCCTGTCGCGTTCTGCGCTTGATAGACCCCGTCGAGGTATAACAGCCTGGCCCCGCTGGCTTTGAATGTTCCGCACAGCACCACAGGCTTGCCGACAACAGGCGCCGGGCCGGTAGCGATGCTCCAGTTCGCCGAGTCCGTGCTGACTGCGCTGTAGTTCGGCCCGGACTCGATAGACAGGTAATTCGACGTTGCGGCCGACGCTCCAGGTGCGAAAACACCCAACAATGCCGCTGCGGAAAGTGCCGACGGAATCGCCACGGTGAGCAAGGTCATGTCGCCGGATGAGATCGGCGCGGCGTAATTCATGCGGTGTGCAGCGGATGCCGCAAAGACCCGCGCTCGCCCTTTGCTCGTAACCGTAACCCCCCCGCTGCCAATGGTCGAAGCCGCTCGGCCATTGACAAGGTTTTGTACCGCAACGCCTGGAAGCGACGCGAAAACAAGACCACGGGCTACCCGATTCGACAAGTCGATCCGTGACGCCCACTGCGGCTGCCGGGTGCGGGTGCGCGTCATGAATCAGGCTGGCCCGACCGTGCGCGGCTTGACCTTGAGCATCCAGCCGGCGCTGACGGTCTGGGCGGCGCTGACGTTGTGGATGTAATACTCGGCTACGGCAGGCAGGTCATGGGCGAGCAGCGTCATCCATTGCGGCCCCGTGACGTTATTCACGAAGAAGTTGCCGACAAACCAAACCGGCAGCGCGGCTTCCGGTATTTCGGCATCGGCCGCGCCGTCTATGTTCAGCGGCCGGGCATAAAGCGCCAGCACGCCGCCCTCGGTCGGTGCCGACGCAAACGCGACGTTCAGCACGAATTCCGCGTCCGGGTAATTCGCGCCATCGGCGGACAAACTGTAGGTCGCGTCGTTGGCCTGCACCACGGCATTGGCTGCGATGGCGCCGCCGCCCTCTTCCAGCGCCTTCTGCGTGCCCCATTTGACAATCGCTTCGCCGGCCATGATCAGGCCGTCCGGATCGGCGGGATTTCCATGTAGCCGATCTGCCCGTCGAAGGCCGGGGTCGACGGCGCGGCCTGGGTGCCGGCGCCGCTGGCCAGGGCCGCTTCGGCGCGCGTCGCGAAGCGTGACAGTACCGCCTTGACCGATGCCCAGCCGGCGCTCTGCGTTGCACCGCCGACGCCGGACGGCACGTTCAACAGCGCATCCGACAGGCCGGCGCGCA